TTAAACGAGAATGGTGGCAAGACTGGACGCATAAATATCCACCACCATTGGATTACATCGTACAATCTTACGATACTGCATTTACTAAAAAGACTACATCTGACTTTTCAGCTATAACCACGTGGGGAGTCTTTACGACCGAGGACCAGGGACAGAATATAATTTTGCTTAATGCGTTTAAAGATCGATTTGACTTTCCAGAACTACGTCGAGTGGCGTTGGAAGAGTATCGAGACTGGAATCCTGACATGGTAATAATCGAGGCAAAAGCTTCAGGATTGCCTTTGACCCATGAGTTGAGGCAGATGGATATACCGGTTATTAACTTTACACCGTCAAAAGGAAATGATAAACACACAAGATTAAACTCCGTTGCCCCGCTTTTTGAAAGTGGCAAAATTTGGGCACCGATGCATGAGCACTTTGCACAGGAAGTGGTCGAAGAATGTGCGTCTTTCCCATTTGGAGAATATGATGACTACGTGGATAGCACGACACAAGCCATCATGAGAATTAGACAGGGTGGGTTAGTTCGTCATCCTGAAGATTACAGAGAAGAACCAATTGTGCGAGGACACGTAAAGTATTATGGCTAAAAAAGAATTAGTAGAAAATATTATCAAACTCTATTCCAAATTAGGTGGGAACGTAAGCGATGTCCTTGGTTCCCGGTCCAATGTCACTTTTCTAGGTAAAGGCAATAACCCAGAACCGTTTGTTGATCTTGACATTAACATGGAAGCTGTGGGTGTGCTCGGTAAATCAAAAATACTAGAAGAATTAAAAAGCCCGCTAGGTTATTTAACTGCTAACAAACTAAACGATATTCAAGCAACTAAGCTTTATAAAAACATGTTAAAGCTAGAAGATTTTTACTACCCTAAAGCTGCACCTTCAAATATCACGGACATGGCAACAAGGACCAGGAATTTAGATCAAGAAGGTTTAGCGTCGTTAAGATCAAGAACTGATGAATTAACAGATAGTCCGTTAGATGACTTAGAAAGAATCGTAAATGATTTTAAACCTATGGGAGTTGGTAGTCAGGTAGCTAGAAGAAACAAAGAAGGTATAATGGCTTTTGATGATTTAGATGATATTGCAGAGCCATTTCAAGATGCGGAAACAACATTTAGAAATTTAGAAAAACAAGGTCAAGGAGACTTAGCAAGAAAACTTCAAAAATTAATGATGGAGGGACCTTTAAGTAAAGTTGGTAATGTAGGTGATACACCAGCTAAACGTGGTTCAGCTAGAGAATTTTTAGTAGAAGCTTTAAAAGTAGATGATGTAGGTAAAACAAGTTTAGGAAGTGTTATATCTGCAGAAGATGCAAGATACATTACTGAAGGTGGTGGGGGCGCTGCTGGTGACCCAATACGACTTGTTGAAAAATATTTTGGTCCAAGAATTTTAGAAGCATTACCACCAGGTGCTACTGGAGAACAGATTACAAATTTCTTAAGAAAGGTTACCAACAACGTGGTTGATGCAAAAGGTTTAAGACCAAATGATCCTGGTTTTGATAGAACAACTGCTAGAATTATTGATGACATGGCAGACGGTGGTCGAGCTGGTTATAGATTTGGTAAAAGTGTTTTCAAAGGTATTGGACAACTTTTTAGAAAAGGTGGTGACGATGCTGTTGATCTGGTTAAGCAAGAAGATCAATTTAGAACAGGACCAATCACTATGGAATTTTTAGAAGGTGTGGATTCTGGAGTTGCTAATAAATTTATTAGAACAAGAGACATGAACAATCCAGGTGGTTATGGTTTATATTCTAGTATGGCTGACATGCCAAAAGGTTTACAGGCTGCAGAGTTTCTAAAAAATATTAGAGGACCAAAAGGAAACGTAGATTACGAAAAAGCAGAAATGTATATTGGTGGTGGCGTAAAACTAACAGGTAAAGAAACTGTCAATGAATTAATCGAAATGTTTTTAAACGCGGTTAAACAACCTTTAGCCAGAGGTGGCCTAGCTAAGATCCTGGAGGTTTAATGCCAACAGTTGAAGATTTAAGAATAATTTCTGAAGGACTTAAAGAAAAGTTAGGACGACTTCCTACTATTACAGAAATAGCAAGAGAGCTAGACGGAAAATTATCTACTAATTTTGCAAGAGTTAAAAGAATGCTTACTGAGGGAGCAGATTATGCAAAACCCTTAACTAAATTAGAAGCAGCTAAATTAGGAGGAGCACCTATTCCAAAACATGTCGTAATGGCAGATGATATAGAAGGTTTAGAAAAATTAAGAAAGAAAGTTAATAAGTTGAATAGAGTAAACAAACTAGATGATAAAGGTTTAAGATTCCTGGTTTCAAAAACTTCTACAGGTAACTTTTCTCCAGAGATATCTTATACGGCAGAAGCATATAGAGAGTCTTTAGGAAAAACTAGAACGTTTGGACCATTAGAAGATCTTATAAAAGAATTTAATAAATTTAAAAAAACAGATTTATTTAAAAATTATAGTAAATCTGCAACCATGCAACAAGGTGGTTTAGAGTCTTCTTTAAAACAAGTTGATAAAAATAAATTAAAAGTTTTTGAATATCTAACAATAAATAAAAACGCAGCCTTATCTACTTTATTAGAAGATTTAAATCTTCAAAAAAAAGAAGGTGAAAAAGCTTTACAGTCTTTATATTCAGACATTCACAAAAGAGGCAGAGATTCTGGTGCTGTTTATTTAAAAGGTTATAGTGATGATGCTTTAAGATCACTTCGTAATTCTATAAAAAATTCAGGAGTTAAATTAAAAGATAGAGTAATAGATTTAGTTACAGAAGCTTATGAAGGTAGACCTGAAAAAGCACAAGTAATAGATAAGTTAAAAAATTTTTATGCACAAATGGCAGAAATAAAAAAACAACCATTTGGTAAATACTTTGTTGGTAACTTAGATCATGTTATTCCATTAAATTTTTTAAGACAAATAGATGAAGGTCAAGATGTAAATAATTTAATTAGAATAAAACCATTACCAGAATTTTTAAATCAAAGAGCATTCAAAGCGCAAGTAGATAAAGTTTTAGGACAAGCCTACAAAAAAGGAAACAAAAAAGCATTAGAGGCAATTGTTAATTTACAAAGTTATTTACCACAAGATTTTGGTGGCATTACAACAGATGGTAAAATTAAAGATTATGGTGCTAAACCATTTAATTTAAAAACTAACTTATCAGTTGCAAAGTTTCCAGAAGTATACAAAAGAGTTTTTGAATTTATAAACAATCCAGAATTACAACAAACATTTAAAGACTCAAAAGTTTCTTTTAAATCTTTACAAAGTAAAGAAAAATTAATTACAAAGATGGCGTCTGACTTTTTAGATTTTAGAGAAAATGTTTTAGCTGATGCTGCAAAAGGTGGAGCTATTTGTCAGATTTTTAGAAAAGCGGGTGGTCGTATTGGATTTGCAAATGGTGGAACAGGTTGTGTTGATGAAGTTCAAGGAGCTTTAGAAAGAGACCCTAAAAAATTTGTTCAAGACACGAACAAAACGGAGGGAGTTGCATCTACAATAAAAAATAAAGGTACAAAATTTTTAACAGCGTTAAAAGAAAACCCTAATTTACTTAAGGGTAGTTTAGGATCTAAAATTGCACTAGGGGTTGGTACAGTAGCCGCTGGTGCTGCAACTGGTGCGTTGGTAAAAGCTTTTAGAAATGATGATCCAAGCACATATTTAACTAATGATAGTCAAATGGAAGGAATGATTATCGCTGATGTAGAAGACAAAGGTAAACAAGTTGAAGACAACGTTGTATTAGATAATCAATTTAAATTAGAAACTTTAGCTGCCGCAGGGTTGACTGTACCGATTGCAAAAGATGTTTATAAAAAGGCAAGAGGTGTTGGTGAAGTTGGACCATTACCAGAAGGTGTGGGTAAAACAAGAGCCGCATTAGGATTAGGCAAAGGTGTTCTTGGAAAAGGTTTATGGGCATTAGGTTTGCCTGCAATAGCTGTGCCATCTACAATTGGTTATATAGCTCAAGATATTAGAGAAGGAAAAGATGCAAGTGAGATTGCAACTAACCCATTAAATTATTTAGGTGCAGCGTTTATGAGTCCTGCAGTAAAAGCTTTTGCTAAAGCAGGGGCATCAAGAGGATTATTAGGACTAGCTTCATTAGGTTTAGCAGGGACAGCTGCTGCTCCACTTTTACCTATTATTTCTGTTGGTACAGGATTAGCAGCACTTGGAACAGCAGGTTATCAGGGATACAAATTATTTAGTGGAATGAGCTCTGATAGAGATAGACAAACACAACTAGATAATTTTTATAAATAATGAAAAAACTACAAGGAAATATAACGACACTTGTTGCAAATATGCAACACGTTAGATGGAATGCAATCCCTCCTGTAAAAGGACCAAACCCACAGGGGTTGAATGTTCCTACAAAACAGGTTACAACAATAAAGAACTCGGAGATTAAAAATGGCAGACATAGACAAAGCCCTACCAAACGTAGAGACTGAAATTAAAATACCTGGCGAAGAAGAAATTGTTGAAGCTCAACAAGAAACTATTGACGAACAAGTTGGACCAGATGATATACAAGTTACTCAAGAAGAGGACGGAGGTGCTACAATTAATTTTGATCCAGAAGCTGTTAACCAGCCTGGAACAGATGGACACTTTGATAATTTAGCAGAACTATTACCAGAAGATGTTCTAGGTAAATTAGGTTCTGATCTTGCAGCAAATTTTGAACAATACAAATCTTCTAGAAAAGATTGGGAAGATAGTTACACAAAAGGTTTAGATCTTTTAGGTTTTAAATATGAAAACCCTACACAACCTTTTCAAGGTGCAAGTGGTGCAACACACCCAGTTCTTGCAGAGGCAGTGACACAGTTTCAAGCACAAGCCTACAAAGAATTACTACCTGCTACTGGTCCAGTTCACACTCAAATAATTGGATTAGCAGATAGAGCTAGAGAAGAGCAATCAAACAGAGTTAAAGAATTCATGAACTATCAGCTCATGGATGTGATGAAGGAGTATGAACCCGAGTTCGATCAAATGCTTTTTTATCTCCCTCTTGCCGGCTCTGCGTTCAAGAAGGTTTATTACGATGAACTACTTGGCAGAGCCGTGTCTAAATTTGTACCGGCTGATGATTTAGTTGTTCCATATACTGCAACTTCATTAGAAGATGCAGAGTCAGTTATTCACGTTATAAAAATGTCAGAAAATGATTTACGTAAAAAACAAGTTTCGGGTTTTTACAAAGACGTAGAACTAACACCTGGCTACAATCAAGAAACAGAAGTAGAGAAAAAAGAAAGAGAACTAGAAGGTGTAAAGAAAACTAGAGATGAAGATATTTATACTGTTTTAGAAATACATACTGATTTAGATTTAGAAGGTTTTGAAGATAAAGATTCTGATGGAGAACCAACAGGAATCAAACTTCCATACATCATAGCTCTTGAAATGGGAGGAAGACAAATATTATCAATTAGAAGAAACTATCAAATGGAAGATCCACAAAAAAAGAAAATAGATTATTTTGTGCATTTTAAATTTTTACCTGGAATGGGTTTTTATGGTTTTGGTTTAATTCATATGATCGGTGGTTTGTCGCGAACAGCAACCACTGCTTTACGTCAACTATTAGACGCAGGTACTTTAAGTAATTTACCAGCAGGTTTTAAACAAAGAGGAATACGTGTAAGAGACGAAGCGCAGGCAATTCAACCTGGAGAATTCAGAGATGTAGATGCACCCGGAGGAAGTATCAAAGATGCATTTATGCCTTTACCTTTCAAAGAACCATCACAAACTTTATTGCAGTTGATGGGTATTGTGGTACAGGCAGGGCAACGGTTTGCCGCCATCGCTGACATGCAGGTCGGGGACGGCAACCAACAGGCAGCTGTTGGAACGACTATAGCTCTCTTAGAACGTGGTTCCAGAGTCATGTCAGCTATACATAAAAGATTGTATGTGGCGATGAAAAGTGAGTTTCAATTATTAGCTGGTGTATTTAAAACTTATTTACCAGCCGAGTATCCATACGATGTAGTTGGTGGACAAAGAAATATTAAGCAAACAGATTTTGATGATAAGGTAGATATTATACCTGTTGCTGATCCAAATATATTTTCACAATCACAAAGAATTAGTTTAGCACAAACAGAACTACAACTTGCGATGTCAAATCCACAAATACACAATATGTATGAAGCATACAGAGATATGTACGAAGCGATCGGTGTAAAAAATATTGATCAGATACTTCCACCACCA